TCCTCTTTCCCGTCGACTTTTTCGCTCTCGCACTTTGGATTTCTGGGATTTCAACGGCCATTGAAGAATGGAGGCCAGCATGGCTAAGCGTGGCAGCCTTGTCGAGATGTCGCCGACGGTGCGACTGTCGCAGATCGACGCCGACATCAAGTGGTTCGACGAGCAGGCGGATGACGTGTCGCTCGGTGGCGCTCCACGCGTGACGGCGAAGAACAAGGCGACCGCCCTGCGCGACCAACGTGCGGCCCTACTCCATGAGATCGCTATCGCTGCCGAGACCGACATGATCAAGAAGGCGGAGGGCATGCTCTCTCTCGCAGTCTCCTCGCAGTCCTGGCAGGCGGCGGCCCGTCTGGTCTCGCAGATCGATGAGATGCGCCGAAAGGACGAGGAGGCCGCCCGCGCCAAGCGTGCCGAGTGGGGCGAGGACCTGACTGACGATCAGCTCTACGAGTTGGTCACCGAGATGGCCCGCGCCCTCCCGCTCCCCATGCGCCGCCGTCTCGCCGAAGACCTGTCGCCGATGGTCGTGGGAGGCTGAATCAACCGCGAAGCGATCATGCGCGGCATCAAGGCCGCCCGCATCCTCTCCGCCCGCGCGGAGGCGGATCCGTTGCGTCATGGATTCTGGCTGCCTGGCCAACACCGCTTCCTGACCTCGAACAGCAAGCGGCGCCTGTACCGAACGGGCAACCAGCACAGCGGCAAGACCTACGCGGGGTGCGCCGAGATGCGCTTTCGCGCAGACGGTACGCACCCGTTCCACTCGAAGGCGCCCATCAAGGAGGGCTGGATCATCTGTGCGTCGTGGTCGCAGTCGGTGGCGATTCAGCAGAAATACTATGACATCGCCAAGGGCTCGCTTGTGGAGGACACGGTCTTCAACCCCAAGACCGGCTTCGGCCAGCACAACCCGACCGCGATCCACAAATCCGGCGCGCTCGTCCGGTTCAAGACGGTCAACCAGGGCGCGCTCAACCTCGCGTCCGCAACCATTGACGTCGCGATGTTCGACGAGCCGCCGACGTCTCCGCGAGTCTACGAGGAGGTCAAGAAGCGCCTATTGAAGCGTAACGGCGATCTGCTCTTGACGATGACGCCTGTAAACGCTGGCCCGATGGACTGGCTCAAGGAGCTTGCAGACTCAGGGCAGATCGAAGACATCCACGTCCGACTCGCCGCGGAGAACATGATCCCGGTCGGCTGGTCGACGCCGATGCTGCTCGACGACGGGACGCCTTGCGACGAGTCGTGGATCGAAGCCGTACGCGCCGACACGATGCCCCACGAGGCGCCCGTCGTCCTCGATGGCGAGTGGGAGATGCGCGCCACGGGGCGGATCTTCCAGGGCTTCAACGAGTTGCACCATGTCACCTCCGCCATCCCTGCGGGGCGGTGGGACCTCTGCCTCGGCATCGACTACGGTAGCAAGGTCGGAAAGCAGGTCGCCGTCCTCGCGATGGTGGACGCCTCGGGCGACTACCCGCGGGTGCACGTCCTCGACGAGACGATCGGCGACGAGATGACGAGCAGCGCGGACGACGCTCGCGCGATCCTGGAGATGCTCCGACGCAATAACTACGGCTGGCACTCACTCGACCAGGCATGGGGCGACCGGGTCTACATGAGGGGCGCGGAGAAGAAATCGAACCGCGACACGATGACGGACCTCGCCCGCATGCTCGGGCTCAAGGGTGACGCCTACTTGTACCCTCGCCTTCGGACGGTCAAGCGTGGCGAGGGGCGTGGGCAGGGCTCCAAGGGCGCGGGCGTGCGCTGGCTCCATCAGGCCATGGTCCGCCGCGGGTGCTTCACCATCGACCCGAAGGCCCAGGGGGTCATCGAAGCGATCCAGCGGTGGGACTGGTCGGACGATGAGATGAAAGACAGGATTGACGCACTGCGCTATGCACTGTGGGATCATACCTTCAGGATGCGCGCCGGCCTGGCGGTTGTCCCAAGGCTCTCGATTCGGTGATAATGGTGAACCCATGATGTACTCCGAAGCACCGCAGCCCTCCGACGCGACCGAAGCCGGCCGGGTCAACCACACGCGCCTGCGCCGCCGTATGCTCGACGGCCAGTGGGCGGGCGACCTTCGGACGCATCAGCGCACGATGCTCGGGCTGGTCCGCGACCTCGCGACCGGCGATCCGTCGCTTGCCGTGTGTGCGCTGAAGTCGGTAACGCGGGCGCTCTCCGTCCTGTACGACGAGCCCTACCGGATCATGCACGGCGCCGCCCAGCCGCGGCAACTCGCCGAGCTGTCGAATCGGGTGCGCCTGTCGGGCCTCTTCGGCACGATGCCCAGCGTCCAGCAGTACACCCTCGGACTGCGGGAGATGTTCGTCCGCGCCCACGTCGACGCGGACGGGCGCCTGCACTACCGCCCGGTCACCCCGGACATGCTGCGGGGCTGGGCGTCGATGGACGCACCGGAGATCCCTCTCCGGATCTGGGAGCTGCGCCCGCGCGTGCGCCAGGGCACTGACCAGCCCGTCTGGACGATCGACGATCTGGACGTCAGCGACCCGTCGGCCCCGCGCTATGCCATCTGGTTGTGCAAGGACGGGTCCTTCGACATCGACCCGAGCGCGAACATCACGGCGGAGTTCCTGTCGGGTGACGCGCTCTCCGAGTGGACGGAGACGGGCTGGTTCAAGCAGTGGACCGACCGCAACGGCATGGGCATCATGCCTGGCGTGATGTACCACGCGCGCCGGACCGGGGATCGCCTCTTCGACCCGTTCGAGGGGCGGGAGCTGGTCGACGCGTCGCTCGATTTCGGCGTGCTCCACCAGATGGTGATCACGGTCTTCAAGGACGCGAGCCACCCTCAGCGCTATATGGCCAACCTGCGCCCGCTCGGGATGGATCTCCTCGCGGGCGAGGAGGGCAGGGGCCGCCGGTTCGAGGTCGCGTCCGATCCTCGTATGATCCTCATGCTGGAGACGGATCTCGACAAGGAGGGCGCCGGCCAGCCGATGATCGGCCAGTGGCAGCCCGGCGGCGACATCGCCAAGATGGAAGAGACGCTATCGAACATGATGGCGCGCATCGCGGCAGACGCCGACGTACCGCCTTCCGACATCCAGCGTCTCGGCGGAACGGCCCGCAGCGGCGCCGCCATCAGCCTCACCAACGAGGGCAAGCGCAAAGCGCAGCGGCGTTACATGGGCGTCTTCCGCGACTTCGACGAGCGACTGATCGGCCTGTCCGCCACCATGCTGAACCGGCAGATCGGGACCGACTACCCAGAGTGGGGCTACCGGGTCGCCTATCAGCAGATCCCACTGTCTCCCGAGGAGCAGGACGCCAAGCTCCGACTCGTCGAGACGCAGCTTGAACGCGGGTTGATCTCCCTCGTCGAAGCATACATGGAACTGCACCCGGGCGTGACCGCCGAGGAGGCGGCCCGCGCCATCCCGTCGAGTGGGGCATCCTCTGATCGGTCGGAGGACGTCAGCGAGGCAATCGGGCTTCTTGCCTCCGCCATCGCTGCACTCGATTCGGAGTCACCTGACGTCGACGCGGTTCGCTCGGCGGTGTCGGACGCTGCCGATGTGCTCGCTACCGCGTTCGAGGTCGACATCTCCGAAGAAGACCGCGCGATTCTGGAGGAGCTGGCACAATGACGCCGAGTCGCGCCACAGCGACGGCGGCTCGACGTGCGCTCGACGTGCGCGCAGAGAAGCCCGCGAGTCAGCGCGGCATGACGCCGATCGGGATCCGTCGGGCTACCCAGCTCGCGAATCGGCAGACCGTGTCGCTCGACACGGCGAAGCGGATGGTGTCCTATTTCACGCGTCACCTCGTAGACAAGAAGGGGTCGACCTGGGGCGAGCAGGGCAAGGGCTGGCAAGCGTGGATGGGCTGGGGCGGCGACCCCGGCGCGCGTCAGGCCATCGCCCTGGTCCGCCAGGAGGACCGCGAGTGGTTCGATCGATGGCGGCAGGGCGTCCGCGCCCAGGCCCTGCTGCGTCACCTCGGGCGATAGAGAGAGCACATGAGCGACATCAACCCCGCGCCAGCCCCCGCGCCGGCCCCGGCCCCCGCCCCTCCTGAGCCCCTCCCGCTCCACATGGACGAGCGCTTCAAGAAGGTTGTCGCGGACAAGAACGCCCTGGCGGCGCAGATCGAGACGCTCCAGTCGGAGCTGGTCAAGCGCGATGAGCGCATCGCCAGCCTGGAGCCCGCCGCGAATGCGCTGACTCAGGCGCTGGAGCAGGAGAAGGCCGGACGTCTCGCCGCAGAGACGCGCTTCGGCCGGTTCACCTCCGCCGCGTCCCACGGCATCACCGATCCGGACCTCGTCGAGTTCGCCGAGTCGAAGTGGGCGAAGCTGCCCGACGACGGACGGCCCGCCTTCGGAGACTGGCTCGGCGCCCTCAAGGCGAAGCCCGAGGAGGCTCCGACGCCCCTGCGCCTGGCGTGGTCCGTCGAGACCGTCGCGAAGCCCGCCACCCCTGCCCCGCCCACCCCAAACGCGGGCGTCGTCGGCGTCGCGACGGGTGGCGAGTTCAAGGCGGGCGACATCGCGAAGATGACGCCGGAGCAGTACGTCGCATGGAAGAAGGCCAACGGCCTCCGGTAGCCGGCGGTTGACATCCGCCGACTCGTGAAATAGCGTATCGGTAACGGCTCGGGTCGCACCCGCAACAGCGAAAGGCCGGCATCATAGCCAACCCCTTTCGCCTGCAAGGTGCCCCGATGGCCAACGAACATCTCTACTCCGGTCTCGCCGACCTCCGCGCTGCCGAGGTCCTCTCCCGTGAGATCCAGCTCCTGCTCGCCGACCGCGCGAGCCTCCGCAACCATCCCGCGATCATCCGGCTGGAGGGCCCCTTCGCTGGCGGCTCGACCGTCCTGAGCGTGCCCGCCGTCGGCCTCATGGGCTACGACGAGATGGGCGCCGTCGCTGAGGGCTCCGCCTCCAGCAACACCGCGCTCACCGACACCAGCTACACGATCACCCTGGCCCGTCAGGCCCTCCAGCGTCAGGCCAGCGATATCGCGATGCTGACCCAGGGGCAGGTCGGACCGGCCCTTCTCCAGTTCGCCGAGGACATGGTCATGGCCGCCGAGATGCGCCTGACCTCGATGCTCTGCAACGTCCTCGACGACTTCAGTGCGAGCGTCGGCACCACGACCGTCAACCTCTCGGTCGACGACGTCTACGATGCCATCACCACCCTGGAGGTCGCCAACACCCCCGGCGGGCTGGTGAGCATCCTGCACCCGCAGCAGATCGCCGACTTCCAGGAGGCGCTGCGCTCCGAGGGTGGCGCGGTCCAGTACCTCGCCGCCACCGCCGAGATGCTGGCCGCCAAGGGTCAGGGCTACGTGGGCTCCTGGCTGGGCGTGGACTTCTTCAAGTCGTCCCGCGTCCCCACCGCCAACGGCGGCGCCGACCGGGCTGGGTCCATGTTCGCCCGGGGTGCCGTGGGCTACGCCGAGGCGTCCAGCATCGACGTCGGCCAGCTCGGGATCCCCCAGGGTGCGTTCATCTCCTCGGGCCCGATCCTCGTCGAGTTCGAGCGCGATGCCGCCTACAGCTACAACAAGATGGTGGGCAACTACTACGCCGGCGTCAGCCTCTTCCAGGACGCGATGGGCGTCAGCATCATCACCGACGCCTGATCCTCCGGGGCGGGCGAGGGTACACGGTCCGTGCTCTCGCCCGCCGCCCTCGTCCCGCCCCCTTCCAATCCACCCATCCCCACGGCAGAGAGAGCACAATGCCCGTCACCATCACCCCGGACAGCGCCACGTCCACCAATCAGGGGTACGGCGAACCCGTCGCCCTGTCGCAGGCCGAGACGGTCGCCAAGGGCCTCCGCATCGAGCCCAACGACCCGTTTGCCCTCAAGGCGCACCCGACGCGTTGGTCGATGTACGACGACCCGGACACCGGCAAGCCGATCCTTCTTCCTGTCCTGGGGCGCCTGTCGCACAGCCCCGGCATGAACAACGTAGACCACCGCGGGAACCCCGCGATGGCGTACGGCAAGGCGACTACCGACGGATGGCTTCCCATCCCGTCGGGGTGGTGCACTTCCAGCGATACGCCAGACGGCCAGCCCGGCTACCTGCGGTCGTGGCGCACCTCGAACGGCCGGCGCTACTACGACACCGTCTGGGCGCGTCCCTATAGCGTAGGCAACTCGATCTTCTTCGGTTGCGACGCCGGCTACATCCGCTGGGTCAAGCGCCTCGTCGTCGAGGGCAAGATCCCCGCGTGCCCGCCCGAGGTCAAGGACAAGCTCATCGCCCAGGCGGAGAAGCGGCGCACCCGTCATCTCAAGGCGGCCGGCTCCAACCCCTACGAGGCCGGCCTCGTCAAGGACGCTGAAGAGATGATGGAGCGCATCAAGGCCGCCAGCATCCCCGGAGAGCAGGCGGTCGACTACGGCATGGGCGAGATCCCCGAGGCCGACGAGTTGCCGGAGATCCCTGTCCCGCCCACCCGCACCCGCAAGGCGAAGGAGTCGTGATGCCTGGAGAGAAGCCCGGCTATCGCGAGGCGATGGACCGCGTGACGAAGCGCGGCGTTGACTCCGGCCTGACCCCCACCGAGGCCCGCAAGCGGGCTCAGGATTCGATCACTCGCATCGATCGGCGCGTCGATGACGGGACTAACAAGCGCCGCTGACAGCCCCTGAGAGGGCGAAGGATTCACATGCCCAGCCTCGGCACCATCAGCGGAAAGGCGCCCTATGTCGTTCCGCGGACCCACTCCAAGCCCGGCCCCAAGACCGTCGTGGTGCGCTTCAAGGATACCGCGATTGCCCTGACGGACGAGGCGGGCGTCGTCGCCTACGGTGGCCTCAAGTTCCTCGACCTCCCCGCGGGCGCGGTCGCCATCCACGGCGCCACCGCCAACCTGGCGGTGACCAAGTCCAGCGCTGGCGTCAATGCGGATTGGGACGGCGACTTCGGCGTGGGCACCGTCACCGCGTCGAACAACGCCACCCTGTCCAGCACCGAGCAGAACGTCATCCCGACGACTTCCACCCCGCAGGCGTCCAGCGGTGCGACCACGGCGACCGGCCAGAGCACCGCCGCGGTCTACCTCGACGGGACCAGCACCGCGGTCGACCTGTACGTCAACGTCCTCGTCGACGACGCGGATCACGACGTCACCTCGACCGCATGCAACCTGATCCTGAACGGCACGATCACCGTCTCGTACACCCTGCTCGGCGACTACTGAGAGAGGTAGCCAGTGCCCGACTCCGATACCCTGTACACGGCGCGATTCAAGCTCCCCACGTTCCTCGAGCGTGGGCGGGACAACGTCGTCAAGTGTGCGGTGTATCGGGACGGGGCACTGGTTGCGCCGTCGTCGGGGACCTTCGCGCTGTACGACAAGAACGGCGCAACGGTCACCAGCGGGTCTGCAACCATCTCCGGCAGCGTGGCGCAGGCGACGATCGCAAGCGCCACGCTCGCCACCCTGGGCCTCTCGGCGTCGTGGTCCATCGCGTGGCCTCTTGCCATGCCGGACGGAACGACCCACACCTTCCGCAACGACGCCGCCCTCGTCCGCCGGGCCCTGTACCCGGTCGTGACCGACGCCGATCTATTCGAGCGGGTGTCGTCGCTCAACCCGTCCAGCAATACGCCCCTGACCACGCTGTCCGACTTCCAGGACTACATCGATGGGTCGTGGACGGAGATCCAGAACCGGCTGATCAGCATGGGCAACCGCCCATATCTGG